TTGGTTGACAGGAAAGGTTGCGTATATGTGTTCAACGCAATGATGTTTTTGAACATCGAGTGAGTCATTCCAAGCAGTTTGTTGATCTCCACTTGTGTTTCTCTGTTCTCGCCCTGTGCTTCGTTGTTTTCTGTGTTTTGTTCAATGTCATCCGCGTAGAACCTGAATATCTGTGGTTTACGTCCTCGTTCTATGGTGTAGGTCACACCGTTCTTGATGAATTTCACGCTGACCACCATTGCCTTTTCATTGGTCTTGTTCACGAGATTGTCTCGCCTGATGTTTGTCAGTGCTTCACCAAAGAACACATATGACAGTGCATTTATTATTGTTGTCTTGCCCGTGCCATTTCTCGCACCCGCATCATCACCTCCGAGGTCCATATTCTCACCTATCACTAGAACTAGGCTTTTGTTTGAGAAATCAATCGCCTGTGCTTGATTCCCCACACTCATGAAGTTCTTGACTGTGAGTTCTTTGATTGTCAGCATTTAAAATCCGCCCTCTTCCTGCTGTTTCTTCCAACGCTTGTAACCCTTCAACCATTCTTTCTGAGATACTGGTTTCTCAAACATGTCCATTACTTGTTGTCGTGTCATGTTTACCGAAGCATTGTATTCGTACTCGCCTTTCAGTGCTTTTATCAATTTCTTTTTACTAATTCGTGACATCTAAATCGTTGTAAATTGCTGTTAATATGTTCTTGTCATACACCTCAGAATCAACTCCTTGTAACTGTTTGATAACGATCTGGTCAACGCTGTCAAACTTCTGCACCTCCACAAGAGGTTGCTGTGCATTATCCATCTGTTCTGGGATCAGTTGTAGTTCCCTGAGTTGATACTTGTCTATGAATGTCTCCCTCACGAAGTTTGCTTCTTCGTATGAAATCTTTATGTCTAGTGTTACCCTCACATACATTTTCGGTTTTAGATACTTGTCTGGATCTTCCAATAGTTCAGATACTTTTATTGTGATGTATCTCGGCATCTCGGGCCAGTTTATGAACTTTGGTTCACCACCGTACTCCAGTATCATCATGCCCCTGTCGTCATCCCATGCATCTGCGTAGTTGTGTGGAAAAGCGTTGCCCATGTATGTCACGTTCTTCATGTACTGTCTCTTGTGGAAGTGTCCTGAGAACACTTTGCCACAACCTGCGAAGTGGTCAGTCTGTATTCCACCCACGTCCGGCATCTCCACCATTGCGTTCATCTTGAAGTAAGGCAGTTCGAAATGTCCGAACACGTACTTCTGAGTCATTTTTTCAATCTTCTTCCATTCGTCCTGTACCACCCACGGAATTATCGCGACATCATCTTCCACCAACCATTCGTTCACTATGTGTATGTTGGGTATGTTCCTAATGTACTCCATTGAATTGATTTCTCTCTTGTCCCTGTAATACAGGTCGTGGTTGCCCATGATCACGTACACTTTCTCAAACGCCTTGCCCAGTCTCTCCATGTTCGATACCGTGTAGTTCATTGTGGAAACGTTTGTGGCTGATCTGTGATGGTGCCAGTCACCGAGGAATATGCAGGTCTCACATCCGTGCAGTCGGGCCTGTTCTATGAACCATATCACGAATGCCTCGCAGTCGTCGTTGTGTACACGACTGTTGCCCTTGAGGCCAAAGTGTATGTCCGTGAAACAGGCTACCTTCTTGAAAAACATATTTTTACCATTTCTTCTTTACGATTGGTTTGTGTTTGGTCATGTCCACTTTTTTGTAATTGACCTCATCGAAATCCGACGAATCTATTTTTCCTGTCTTCTTTAATTTTTTGTTTAGTTTGGCGATACCCGTCTTATTCACGATCTTTGCCTCACCGTGTGCGGTTTTCATTCTCTTTTGATAAGAAGGCCCTGCCGTCTCGTTTTCGTTCTGTCTAGTGAATGAAGGCATCATGCCATTGAACTCCAGCAGGTCGTCCCTGATGGCCTGGTTCTTCTTCTCTATGTTCAAGATCCTTGTGAAACTGTTCGTGATTGCCGCCGTGTAGTAGGCGAAAGGATTGTCAGACTTTGATTCGTCGAACTGTAGTCCAATCTGTGACAGTTGCATCAATGCCTGCGACTGCATCTCGTCGTTGTAGGTGTAACCTCGCCAGTTGGCTCTCGTTCCGTATCTCTCGCATAACTTCATGTACATTAGTGCCAGTTGGTTGGTCATCTTGCCATGGTCCGCGGAGAAGTGACCGTTGCTCATTCCGCCCACCCAGTGGCTCTTGCCCACGCATTTTGGCTTGCCCTTGTTGTCCAGTCTGTAGTGTTGGAACGGTGGGAAGTTGACCTTGCTGTGGTGATCCGCTGTTGTCTTTGGATTCTTTTTTCTTTCATCATCCATGGGCACGTGATCGAACATCATGACCCTGAACACAAGATCCGTCTTGTCTATCTTCCTGGGAGATACTGTGTAGTCTGCTAATTTTATTTTCTTCATACCGGCGGCCTTGGCCTGCTCCCATGCTTCCTGCGTCAATCTCTTTGCCTTGTTCTTCTTGGCCTCCGCTATGGTCCTCACATTTATTTTTTTTAGGTTGGGCACGATGATGTCATAGGTAGAATCGTCCGGCGACACGTAGGAACAGTAGGTGTTCTTGCTGGCGTGTATCTGTGCCAACAGATCTCGGTTGTTTAGGTATTTTACTCTTTTCATAAATTTTTCTCTCTAGTGTTACTGGTAAAATGACCACAAACAGGTCTGTTGAATCGTGCCGTATGGGGAATTAAGTGCGCCTAAAATTATGCCTATAAATATAGTTAAAGTATACAAAATTTTACAAAGGAAAGCAACCTATAATATATGGCAACACTGGGCGGAACAATCAAGAATCTAGCATCGGGTTTCTTCAACCGGACCTTGAGCAGGCTGAAGGGAGCCAACATATCTACGGATCTACGTATCGTGCAGGCCAGGGCCAAGTGGTCGGGCAGGAACAGTCAAACAGACTGGCGTGTGAGGCTTCAGGTACCTGAAAATTCACCTTTGCAGAAGTTCTTTGATTTTGACAACAATCCATTGATGGCCCCGCTGGCGGAATCACGAGGCATTTTTTGGCCCTTGACACCTGCCGTGGTAATACAGCATTCGGCCAACTATAATGCCTTGGCACAGACACACAGCAATTACCCATTCCAGGCATACCAAAATTCACAGGTTGATCAGATGAACATAATTGGAGAGTTTCCTGTGCAAAATTCTGAGGACGCCAAGCACTGGGTGGCAACGGTGAACTTCCTGAGGACCGCCACTAAAATGTTTTTTGGAAATGATGACGGTGACGGATTGAAGGGAAATCCTCCACCGATCATGCATCTGTTTGGTTATGGTGATCACATGTTCCACAAGGTGCCTGTTGTTATAAACACCTTCAACGTTGAATTGAGACCGGGGATCGACTACATCTCAACTAAACAGGACAACACGAATTTCAGAGACCTGAACGGGCCAGATGCTGGTTTTCAGGACGCTGTCATAGCCGGAGAGTCTCAGACTTGGGCACCGACCTTGTCAAACATATCGGTGCTGGTGACACCAATCTACAGCAGAGATTCAATTAAAAATTTCTCAATGAAGAAATTCGTGAGGGGCGAACTTAACGGTAAAGGAAGCAACGAAGTAGGATTCATCTAATGGCCAAATACTCATCCACTTCTCCGTACTTCAGTACACCTCAGAATGCAATCAATCTAGAAACTTTTATTCCGAGGCCTATTACGGCGGAGGACGACGACCAAACATACACAATAGAGAGGACATACGCATACAGGCCCGACCTTCTTGCCTATGACTTATATGGCTCGCCAAGATTGTGGTGGGTGTTCGCCCAGCGTAACCCAGATCAGATAGAGGATCCGATATACGATTTCAGACCAGGAGTGACTATACAGTTGCCTAAACCGGCCAATGTCAAAAGTGATCTAGGGGTATAAGATGCCGAGGACAGATAATAGCAATAAGCAACCAGAGGTAAACTCGACCCAACGTACACCAAGGAGACAAGGCGATGAGTTTATTGCCAAAAAAAATCCCTTGCATAGTTTTGCAACATACAACTGCCTGTTTACACTGTCAGGAATAAGTGAAAGGGATCTTCAAAGCCAAAGGCAACTGTTCAACGCTCCAATAATGAACATCATTGCTAGGAGTTCGGGCATAGGTGATGTGCCAAGGGGCGGTGTTGTTGATCCAGATGCAACCGATAAGATCAAGCAAGAGCAAATGCAAAAATTATTCAATGATCCAAATTACGCCGGTAGTGGCAGTATACTGGACAGGAACCATGACATCTTTTTCGAGAACGTGAACATCACGTCAGTGGTGGGACCAAACGTGGAACGTAACCTAGCCAACTTCACTAAAATGGAGTTCGAGTTACACGAACCTTACGCCGTGACTTTCATAGAGAAGATACGTGCCTGTGCTTTCAGAATGGGATACGAGGACTATCAGGCCGCGCCGTTTCTGTTGACCATACAGTGGAAAGGTTTTGACGAAAACGGTAGACCATTAGAGGACACACAAAAATCATTAGAGAGGCGTGTTCCCATATTCATCACTAAGGTTGATTTCGACGTGGACCAAGGAGGCGCCAGGTACAACGTGACCGCTGTGCCATATCCCGACATGGCGTTCGACGACAGTTACAAGTTTAGCAGGACACAAATTCCTATAAATGTAAATTCCGTTGATGATTGGATATCAAAGGTCAAAGAAGGATTACAGAAGCAGATGCAGGACGAGAGGGAAGAAGGAGCCAGAGAATTTGATGACGAGTATGAGTTCGACATATCAAGGATCAAATCAACAATGCAGACTACCGAGATAAGTTCTGTTGAAAACACAAGTATCTTCAATACCGCTACCTTGGCAGACTCATTGAGGGACGTAGAACAAGTGACCCTCAACGGAACGAGACCGGTGGTGACCGCGAATGAGCCAAAATCAGACACACAAATCAAGACAAAGACCAAAGGCATGCATATTGAACCAAACACAAGCATAGTCAAGGCGTTTGAGGACATGATAAGGTCAACCAAGTATTATCAGGAACTTATAGAAGATTTCTGGGGAACATATGCTCCTGGGGAAACTCGAGAGAGTCTGTTTAAAAAATTCCAAGATTCAAAAGAACTGGCAAAATTTATCGAGTCTAATCAATACGTTGATTGGTTTCTCATCAAACCCAAGGTAGAGAATTTGTTAAGCAAGGGTCTAGACTCAGTGACCAAGATGTATCCCAAAAGGATAACATATCAGGCCATACCGTACAAGGTGCACATAGGTAAATTGGTGCTTCCCGGGCTTTCATTGGGAGATATAGATTGGTCTCGGTATTCTCGTAGGAACTACAACTACATCTACACCGGAGAAAACATTGACATACAAAATCTCAGAATCAATTACAAAACCGCATACTACTACCGAAATGTACGTACAGACCCAAAGGCCACAGGAACATCAGGTGCTTTTTACAACTTCAAAGAAGGTATAAGGAAATGGTTGGGAGGCAAGAAACAGCCTGAACCAACTCTTCCATTGCGACAGTATCCTTCTATCCTTAAGCAAAGAAACTTGGTACAGGAGATCAATCCAAAAAGTCTCCGTGCCAACGAGTTCTTCGACTATCTAACCAATCCAGAGGCCGACATGGTTAAAGTAGAAATGGACATACTGGGAGATCCTGCATATGTGGCGCAGGACGCCTTTGCTCCGATTGATGATAAGGTGTTAACAACAGGAGAATACGATACTCAGTTCAACGCTTTCAACATGGAATCACACATGCCCATTATCACACTCTCATATCGTATGCCTGCTGATATTGACGACAAACGTGGTACAATGTTTTCTGATACCTACTTAGACGAAAACTTATTTTTTTCAGGTGCTTATCAGGTCACCAAGATTGAATCACAGATGAACCAAGGGCAGTTTACACAGACACTTACCCTGGTCCGAATAAACAATCAATCAGGCACTACAGCACCTGCGGCGCTGATAAGTGCCGCGCAGGATGGGACGAAAGATATCATTAAGCAAGGACAAAATCCTTCGTTTTATAGAAAGGAGTTTGGTAAGTTCTTTAGGAACTAAATTAGTGTATGTCATACCGTGATGCAAGAGGGTTCACAGATACTCAAGACAATCAGAAAAGTTACAACGAGAAATACGTAGACAATGATCCAGGCCCATACGTCGGTGTGGTAAAGGCCGTTGTGGATCCACTCAAGATGGGCAGGCTTGGAGTAAACATTCCTGCACTTTCAAATACCAACACGCCGGCACCTTCCCAAGTAATATGGTGTCATTACCTTTCGCCATTCTATGGGTCCAAACCGTTATCGACGGTGAGCACTACAGATCCAAATTCTTACAAGGAGAATCAGACCAGTTATGGATTTTGGGCAGTACCGCCTGACATAGACACAGAGGTGTTGGTTATCTTTGCAAAGGGAGAGAACAACGAGAATAGTGCATATTGGATCGGTTGTATACAAAAACCAAAAATAAATCAGCAGATACCCGGACTGGCCAGCACCAAGAGATCTGTTAATGCCAGAGATCTTGCTAGGGCAGGACAAACCAATTATGGCACGGATTTCTTGCCGTCGGGAGACCTCAACAGGAACTTCAATAAGCCAGGAAATACACTATCAAATTCAGACACATGGGACCTTCCACTAAATGACATCCTTGCAGACCAATTGCTTTCCGAAGGATTGATACAAGATGATGTAAGGGGGACTACAAGCAGTGCCGCCAACAGGGAGACACCAAGTCAGGTGTTTGGAATAAACACACCAGGCCCGATCAGATCTGATTCGCGTAAGCAGAACGTAGGAATCTCAGGAACCACCGTAAGGCCTGACAGAGATCTAGGACACAGTTTCGTTATGGACGACGGAGATGTCAACGGCCATAATCAATTAACAAGGATAAGGACATCTACAGGACATCAGATTCTGTTACATGACACAGAGGGCACAGTGTATATTGCAAACGGCTCAGGAAACGCTTGGGTTGAAATGGACAAGTCGGGTAGAATCAGTCTTTATTCTAACAGGGGAATAAGCATGAGGACAGAAGGAGATTTCAATCTACATGCTGACAAGAATATCAATTTCCATGCAAAGGAAAATATAAAGTTTACATCAGAGAAAGATCTCGTTCTCAATTCACAGAAATACATCTATGCCATGGGAGATTCTGGAATATTGAATGCATCACAAAAAGGAAGTGTTCGTAATTTTGCTAGGGACGGTATAACGTCCTTCACAAACGGAACACAGTTACATGGTGCGTCCGGTAGGATTGACCTAGCAGGTTCACAAGTTCATTTTAACTCAACAAGGGCTAAGTCGAATTGGGGTCCTGGATGGTTGAAACCATCACACAAAAAAATTGATCTACAACCGGTCAAAGTGACTGACATCAAGTCAGAACAGCCAATCAACAATCGAGGGGTTGTACAAACAAAACAAACTGAAACCACAGTAAGAGATTATAAAACTAAAAAACATTCGGATGCTTTTATTACACACGAACCATATGAACGACCCGTGGGTGGCAGAGAAAAGGACGATATTGCATAGAGTAAATATAGTATATGGCTGAGAACAATCGAGATTTATCTAACAGGCAACCAACTTTCAAAGGTTTCAGTTCACGTGCTGACAGGCAAAATTTCAAGTTGTATGACTTCGAAGTAGCCAAGCAGGATCTTATAAACAGATTGTCAATCAGGAAGGGCGAACGTGTTGAGAATCCAGAATTTGGAACAATAATCTATGATGCAATATTTGAACCATTCACAGAACAGTTAAAAGATGCAATAGTAGATGACATCACTGCAAATTTAAACTCAGATCCTAGGATATCGACGGAAGAAATATTAGTTACCGAAGCAGACAAAGGCATAGCCGTACAGGCCACAATAACATACGTGCCACTCAATATCACAGAGAAATTACGATTCAACTTCGATGAAAATTCTCTGTTACGCCTATCTTAATATACGCACTTAATTTAATATATAAATATCCATACAAACAGTATGGCCACAACAGATAGACAGAACAGATTATTAGTAGCCGAGGATTGGAGGAAGATCTACCAGGCTTTCCAGCAGGCAGATTTCAAAAGTTATGATTTCGAGACGCTACGTAGGACCATGGTGGCGTACCTACAAGAAAATTATCCAGATGATTTCAATGATTTCGTAGAGAGTTCAGAATACGTTGCCTTAATAGATCTTATCGCCTACATCGCACAGGCACTTTCTTTCAGGGTAGACCTAAACGCAAGGGAAAACTTCTTAGAAACAGCAGAGAGAAGGAATTCAATCCTGAGATTGGCGCGGTTGATAAACTACAACGCGAAAAGGAATAAACCCGCGACAGGTCTTTTAAAAATTGATGCCATATCTACAACACAAGATGTTAACGACAGCACAGGAACAAATTTAGCAAACAGCACAATCATCTGGAACGACAGTGCAAATTCTAATTACAGGGAACAATTTACAGCAGTTCTAAATGCCGCAAATCAGACCGGACAACTATTTGGCAATCCAAGAGAATCTGATTCGGTCGGTGGAATAAAAACCGAAATTTACACATTAAGTTCAAATCAGTTAGATCTACCAATATTCCAATTTGCAAAAACCATTGGAGGAATATCGAGGTCGTTTGAAATTGTGCCAAGCACTATCAATGACTCGGACAGCGTGTATGAATCAAGTCCTGTGCCTGGAACAGGTTTTACTTACTCATACAGGACAGACGGTTCGGGTGATAGTTCAAACAACACAGGTTTCTTTTTCCTTTTCAAACAGGGAACAATGCAGAACTTGGATTTCTCTGTTGATTCTGCTATCACAAATTATGTAAAAAGCATTGATACAAACAATATAAATGACACGGACGTTTGGTTGTACAAGTTAGACCAGTTTGGACAAATATCCGAGAGTTGGACGAAGGTACCATCACTTACAGGCAATAATGCTATCTACAATTCTTTGGCGAAAAGTATTAGAAACATTTACAACGTAGTAACAAAAAATAATGATGCGATAGATTTAGTGTTCGGTGATGGAAATTTTTCTAACCTTCCTTTAGGATCTTTCAGAACATACTACAGGATCAGTGATAACGCCAAGTATTCGATTCAGCCATCTGACATGCAGAATATTCAGGTCGCAGTGCCATACATTGATGCCAATGGATCACAACAAACATTGACTGTGACTATGAGCTTGAAAGCAAGTATCTATAACTCAGCGGCCACCGAATCCAATGATTCTATCAAGGAGAAAGCGGCACAAGTTTACTATTCTCAGAACAGGATGATCACAGCGGAGGACTACCAAGTGGTTCCACTGTCTGCATCACAAGAGATTGTCAAGGTTAGATCCGTAAACAGATCAGCATCAGGCATATCAAGGGCAAAGGAGATACTAGACCCAACAGGGGCATATTCAAACGTGTCTGTGTTTGCGGAGGACGGAATACTCTACAGAGAAGAGACCAATCCAACTTTTACGTTCACTTTCAACAACAGGAGTGAGATCAAGTCTGTGATAGATCTCTCAGTCGAGGCCAAATTGAAGCAGGCCTATTCCAGACATTTCTACTATCTCAAGTATGACACCAAGAGTTTGTCTTCTCTGACAGCAACATGGAATTCATCGACAACGAGCACGAACACCAACACCGGCTATTTCACTTCAGGCGGTGCGCTGGCGATAGGTGACAGTGCAACTTCTAATTTGAAATACGCCAAGGAAGGAGCATTGATTAAGTTCACATCTCCTGACACAAGAGAGTTCAAGAACGGCGCACTGGTAACGGCAGGAACAGAGAACGCCGAGGACAGGGCGTGGGCAAAGATCACCGACGTGGTCGGGGATGGATCAAACAGTGGACAGGGAAACCTTTCAAGTGGCCTAGGTCCCATCACACTGAATGACATTGTACCAAACGGGGCGGTGCTCGATGCAGTGATACCTACATTCACTACTTCGTTTTCGTCAAGCCTTGAGACAGATATAATAGATAGGACCGAAAAATACGAAAATTTCGGATTGAGATATGATGTAGAAAATCAAGAGTGGCGTGTGATCACCACAACCAATCTAAGCACAAGTTCTGTGTTTAGTCTGACAAACACCGGTGATACCACTGGTGCTAATCTCGATGCTAGTTGGTGGTTCAAATTTACAAATGACGGAAACACATACACTGTGACCTACAGGAAATTGGATTACATTTTTGAGTCAGAGGCCCAAAACAAATTCCATTATGACACAGAAGAAAGGATTTACGATTACAAGACAGGAAAAGTTGTCAAAGACACAGTGAAAATTCTAAGGACAAATTCAGTGCTTTCCTCTGGCAACAGCATTGGCTATCCATTGACATGGCAAGTCACGGAAACTGTCACAGAAGATGATGGATTCCAAGACAACAGGAAAGTCAAAGTAGGATTCCTTGACAGCGACGACGATGGTGTGGTGGACAATCCAGAACTTTTTGATATATTCGTTGAGCCAGATACAGCAATCTCGACTAAATTTGTGTTTTTCCAAAAGTACATATCATACGATAGTATAGAAAGATTCAAACCATACGCGGCATCTAATTTTGTAGTGACACAAAATGAATCGGATATAAACCTTAACACTTCGACCTATACAAATGGACAATTATTTTATTTTTATGATGAATCAGAAGATGTTGTAAAAACATATGATTCAACAACAAACACTCTGTCAACGTCAACAGATTATTACGCAAGGAGAGGCAGAAGTTCCATTGATTTCCAATACAAGCATCACGCCGGACAAGAAACAAGGATCGATCCTAGTGTGTCTAACATTGTGGACGTGTACCTACTAGAGAGGACATATGATAACCTGTTTAGAATATGGTTACAGGACGGCGGAACAAAACCTATCGTGTCTACTAGCGATCAATTGAGAATCAACTATTCCGGCGTGTTGAATCCACTGAAATCATTATCGGATCAGATAGTGTATCATCCAGTCAAATACAAAATTTTATTTGGAAATGGTGCTGATGAAAATTTACAGGCCACTTTCAAAGTGGTCAAGAACAGTAAAACCAATGTCACAGACGCTGTCATAAAGACAAGAGTCATCGCCGCAATAAACGAATTCTTTGCTCTTGATAATTGGGATTTCGGAGACACTTTTTATTTTACAGAATTAGCCGCATACGTTCACAACGAATTGGCACCCGACCTGCTCACAGTTGTGATAGTGCCAAATGAATCAGGACAGGGTTTTGGGTCTCTGTTCCAGATTAACTCAGCGGCGGACGAGATTTTCATCAGTGGGGCCACCGTTGATGATGTGTCTATAATCACAGCACTGGGAGCCAACCAATTGGCCGCCTCTGGCACTGTGGTCACATCAACATCAACTGCCACGACCAACACCACAACAGGATCAGCGGTATCAGGCTCTACTACAACAGGTTCCGGTTCAAGCACCGGCAGTAGTGGGGCAGGATACTAATGGCCGACAATCCGATCAACGCATTCAGTAATAGCGAAGTTGTGAAACAAGGCACCAACGAGTACAGGAGGACTGTACAGCACCTACCTGCATTTTATCGTACAGATACCAACCAGAGGTTCCTGGCCAGTACATTAGACCCTTTAGTTCAAAAAGGCTCACTGGAGAGACTTGATGGTTTTGTTGGCAGACAGGACGCATACACAAGAGATGTCAATGACAGATACATTTCTGCAACAAGTAGGGACAGATTCGCGTACCAGTTGGAACCAGCAGTAACCTACACGGACAGAGACACCACGTCAGTAAATCCGGAAGACCAGGTCAAGTTCACAGGCACCTATGATGACTACATCAATCAGATCAAATACCTTGGCGGTCATGTAAACAATCATGACAGGCTGAACAAGGAAACAGTTTACAGTTGGAACCCCGCGGTTGATTTCGACAAACTGGTCAACTACAGGGAATACTATTGGTTACCATCAGGTCCTTCTGCCATAGAGATTGATTCCGTAGGCACAGGAGCGGTTGCAGAATACACAGTAGAAGCATTGGCGGATGATGGTTCCTCGGGCAGGGCCTATACTTTCTCACACAGGGAAAACGAGAGAAACCCTGAATTAGAACTTTGGAGGGGTAACACCTACAAGTTCACCATGGAAGCGCAAGGACATCCGTTCTACATAATGACGGAACCGAGCAAGGATGGCATTGGTGCTGACGGTTCCACATCAGTGCTTTACACCTCAGGTGTAACGAACAACGGTGCGGAGCAAGGCACTGTTACTTTTGTTGTGCCCACATCTGGGGCACCTGACACCTTGTATTATCAGTGCGGCAACCATGATGGCATGTATGGAATCCTTCACATAAGGACAGTAGATTCATCGTCGTACATCAACCCTGCGGATGACATCATTGGTGCTAAAAACTACAAGTTGCGAACTTTAGATTTCACTAACGGAATGAAAATAAAATTCAAAAATAGCAAGGTTGCATCAGAGTATCAGAACAAAGAATATTACGTGGAAGGAGTTGGGGATTCAATCACCCTCACTGACACAAGTGTGTTGGCAACGCCGGAATCGTATGCTGACAATGGGGTGCCGGTCGACAAGGATTACATCACCATCAAGAGAGATTCGTTAGACCACAACGCATGGTCAAGGTACAATAGATGGTTCCATAGATCAGTCATCGAGACTGCGTCTACAGTCAACGGTACCACCACGGTTCTTGACGAGGCAGACAGAGCCAAAAGGCCTATTATAGAATTTGACTCGGGATTAAGTCTTTATAATTCAGGAACAGTTGCTAAAAATCCAGTTGATCTGTTTGACACAACGACCAGAGACGCATTCAGTGATGTGTCAGGGCAGTTTGGATATTTCGCTGACGGGACGGCAATCACAGACGGCATGAGGATCATATTTTCCGCGGACACAGACGAACTGGTAAGAGGTAAGATATGGGTGGCAAATTTTGTTGACGCAGGTGATTCTACGGTGTTGTCATTGACATTGAATGAAGACACCAACGGTGTGGCTCTAGACAAGGACACTGTGTTTGTGAAGAACGGAGTCAGTAACAAAGGAAAGTCTTATTACTACGATGCCGCTACCACAACATGGAAAACTACACAACAAAAGATCAAGTTGAATCAACAACCTTTGTTCAACATGTACGACAATAACCATGTCAGTTTCGATGATGTCACAGCATATCCTAACTCATCCTTTGTGGGAGCCACGGTGCTTAAATATGGAATCAGCGACACAGCGACCACGGACACTGTGTTGGGTCTAAAAGTAAAATACAACACCATAAACAATGTCGGAGACATGGTATTTGAATCTGACCACACGTCTGGGACCTTCACGTATCAACAGGATAATAAAACAGTGACCAAGAGCCTGGCAACGGGACACCTGCATTACACCACGTCTCGCACAACACACAATAGCAAGAGTGCTTGGATCAAAAGGCAGAATGAATCAAAACAGCGTGTCATCAGGACGCACATTGTTGACGAAACAGAAAAAAGATTATTTCCTATAGATTTCTATGCCAATTCTGCATCGTTAACAGATCTTGAATTGAGTGTATCGGTCAACGGGATAAGACAAAGTTTGACCACAGATTACACGTTAGAAAACGGAACAAGCAACAAGTATATCAAGTTTGTAAAAGAATTGAAAGTAAATGATCAAATAAGGATGGCTGGCTATAGTAACACAGTCAAAGTTGCCGATAGAGGAATTTATGAGGTTCCAGAAAATCTTGCAACAAACAGTCTTAACGACACGGTTGGAGAATTCACTTATGGACAGATATTAAAACATGTCACAGACATTTTTGATAAGAACTCTGTTCTGACAGGAGCCATACCAGGCAACACAAATTTAAGAGACAACCCAGATGTTAGATTGCAGGGTGGAACCATCCACCAACACCAGGCTCCATTGGTGCCTGCCGTGTTCAATTTGATAGATCAAGAAGCCAACGCTATCAATGCCATTGATTTTGTAAACAGAGAATACGAGAAATGGTATAACGCATTCTTGACTAAGGCGATAGGCACCGCATATGAAGGTGTGGCCAGAGACAGGGTGGATGAGATCATAGAGTCAATAAATCAAGGCAAGAACAGCACCTTTCCGTTCTTCTTCGAGGACATGGTGGGCTGGGGACAGAACGTATCTACTAGATCTTACACAGTGGCAGGAACCTCGCAAAAAGATTATGCAATAGATTCACAACACAGTGTTTCAACGTTAAGCAACAGGGCAGTGTACGTTTACCTAAACGATGTGTTGTTGAATCTAGGATCAGATTACACGTTCAGCACAGTGGATGACAGTGTCAACATTTCGGCTTCATTGACTGTGGGAGACAAGATAGTAATCAAGGATTACGCTGACACAACGGGTAGTTATATTCCACCTACCCCAACAAAGTTGGGCATGTATCCAAAGTTCAAACCCGAATCATTCACAGACGACACTTACATCACAAGCACGACTGTGATACGTAGACACGATGGATCCATAATCAAAGGATACGGTGATGAAAGAGATGCACTTATACTGGAATTGGAGAGAAGGATATACAACAACATCAAGACAACTTATGATTCAACGTTATTAGATATTTCCGAAGTCACACCTAGTGCGTTCTATTCAACGGACTACACTCTCAAGGAAATCAATGACGTGATGGGCACAGATTTCTATTCTTGGGCGGGTCGTAACAACGTACAGTACATCAATAACACTACTTTCACAGAAGGATCTCCGTTCACTTACAACTATGCTAATTCAACAAGTAGAGTTGATGGCAAGAAACTTCCCGGATACTGGAGAGCGATATACAAGTATTACTATGACACGGATTCGCCACACACCAGACCATGGGAGATGCTTGGCCATTCTGAGAAACCAAGCACGTGGGACGACACATACGGACCTGCACCTTACACTTCTGGCAATGACATATTATGGAACGCAATAAAAACAGAACCTGGAAGATATGGAAAACCGAACATTGCAAACTATATCCCTGTTGATGCGTCAGGAAATCTTCTTAATCCATTGGCGGCAGGATTGATAGATGATTATAACGTGCCAGGCAGGAGACAGCCCTGGAAGTTTGGAGACCAAGCACCGGCGGAGACAGCCTGGAGAAGGTCTAGCTCATACCCATTCACTGTTGTAAAGACCTTGGCCATCACTAAACCTGCTAAATTTTTCAGCGTGTTCTTTGATGTATCGAGATTGTCTACCAATGTAGCGGGCAATCAGATTTATTTAGACACAGGTATAAGGACTCAGTTATCCACTGCGAAGTACCATTTGGAAACATCTACAAACAATGACACAGGTGTGACAACAAGATATCAGACTGCTGGATACCAGGTCTATGTAGTCAACCACTTGATGGCAAGAAATTTAGATCCAGTGGCATTCTACTATGACAAGATGAAGAATCTAGATGTCCAGTTGGCCTACAAACTGGGTGGATTCACAGACAAGGACAACTTGAAAGTGTTGACGGATTCTATTTCACCGGGTTCGACGTCGGGTTCCAAATTCATACCAGATGAGAACTATAAAATACTGTTCAGGACTTCCAACCCTGTACAGAGTTTTTCATATTCGGGTGTATTGATTGAAAAAAACACCGACACGACAACGGCCACGGATGGATCAACAGTGACTTACGTAGGCGGTTACAAGGTGTTGGGTTATTCAACAACGAAACCTTACTTCAACTTCAACTATCCTTCGAAAAGTCAAAGTGCAAACCAGATATCGGTCCCGGGATCAGTTGCTGTGTCACAGTACAGCAACTACCAAGAAACTGTACAGACAATACCATACGGTTATGTGTTCAGTACCGTGCAAGATGTGGCAGACTTCTTGCTGGGATATGGAAATTGGTTAGAGTCACAGGGATTCAAATTCAATCGATATTCCAAGGAGATCAAAGAAACACTGAATTGGACAAACGCGGTCAGGGAATTCCTATTCTGGACAACACAGGAATGGGCTCCTGGATCAGCGATCACGGTATCTCCTGCCGCTGATGGTTTTGAATTAGACACTGACAACAGCATAGTTGGAAGATTAAGGAACCTTGCTGGTGATTATTCAATATTGGATTCAGGAGGCAGGAAAATTGACATTCGGGAAGTTTCGACAAAACGTGTGGGCAAAACCTTTGACCTTTCGATAAAATCAGAAGACGTTGGACTTTACAACATCGCACTGAACACGGTGCAGAAGGAACACCTGTTGTTGTTCGACAACAAGACAGTATTTTCTGACATAATATACGAACCTTTCACAGGGTTCCGACAACAGCGGTTGAAATTGGTTGGTTGGAAAACTGCTGGCTGGAATGGGGATTACTACGCACCTGGTTTCGTTTTTGATGCGGCCGAAGTAACGTATTGGACATCAAACACAGATTACAGGATTGGCGATTCAGTTGAATACCAAGGCAAGTTTTATGTGTGTAAGGTGAATCATAATTCGTCTGACACTTTTGACAACTCCAACTGGACAGTGAAATCGGAAAAACCAGCACCACAGTTGATACCAAACTTTGATTACAAGATAGCACAATTCAATGACTTTTACAATTTAGAAAGTAACAACTTCGATGAATCACAACAGCAACTGGCACAAAGATTGACTGGTTATCAATCTAGGGACTATCTAGAAAATTTATTTGTCAATGATGTGTCGCAGTACAAGTTCTATCAAGGCTACATCAGAGAAAAAGGAACGCAGGCGGCCATAGACAAATTGCTCAAAGCCAAGTACGAGAATTCTGACATCACTCTGGATCTATATCCTGAATGGATGATAAGAACGGGTGTATTTGGCAATGTTGATTCAAAAGAAGCCATACAGATCACATTGGATGAAGAAAAAGTTGTAGCGAACCCTCAGAGTATTGAACTGCTGGATAACACCGCCGAAACAAAAACATACAATAGGTCGTTGGCGGTTGTCAAGGATGACCTGTACAGCAAACCTGTGGAGTACGATGCGAGCACCACTTTCTCTTTGTTGGACTACAGCCAAGAAGGAGTGGACAGGGACTCGGCGCAGGTTTACAAGACCGCGGGGTATCCGCAACTTAACCAAGTACAACACACAGCGTTCAACATTTCTGATATTTTGAACCTGGACATTGATTCTCTTACACAGAATGATCTGTTTTGGGTGGCCAATCGAGAAAACAAAGACTGGGACGTGTTACGTTTGACAAACGCTGGAATCAGGATACAATCGCTGACGCCTTTCGAAAATGGCACTAGGTTACAAATAATATTCACAGGGTCACATGGATTGTCTGAAGGAACGAACACCAGCGAAGCAGATTACTTCGCCATTTCCAACAGCGAGGCAACAACACTCAACAGGGTTTTCCAAGTTTCTAGAGTGATCGATCACAAGTCTATCGAAATCGACTTCGAAGGTAACACCGACTTCATACCCACACTGGAAGACGGATCAACCGCGGACAGTTATGGAATAATTTACAAGTTCATTTCTGTGAGATTAGGTTCTATGGACAACGTCAATGACAGGATCAATTACAAGGAGTACAAAGACAAAGACGACGACAGGCAAGTCAAACTCGAAGGGGACAAGGTTTTCGCCGACGCAGACAGTTCAGGACTATGGCGTGTGTACGAGAAACAAGACCCATACACAGAACTTAGAATATTGTCGCCAGACACTTCTTCAGCAAACCAAGACTTTGGTTACAGGATTGTGGCGAGAAATGACGGCAGGACAGCGGTCGTGTCAGCACCGGGCAAAGGGCAGGGTGAGTTACATTTCTTGTTTAGGTCAAGCCATACCGCTGGTACAGAGTATTCAGTACAAGCAACAGCCACAATGACTGACAATGATGACAACACCAGTAGATTGGGAGAGTCTCTGTCGATCAGCACAGATGAGAATTTTGTTGTTGCGGGTGCACCATACACAAACACAATAGGCACAGACGGAAGCACGAGACAGCAGAACGCAGGCCTCGTCAAGACTTATGTGTGGGAACCAAACACCTTCAAGTATGGAATATTGAGCACAGTGACTCCACCGACCGATGGGTCGACCGCAAATGAAAATTTAAATTTCGGATGGGCTCACAAGATATCAGAACCGGGCACAGCATCCGCGAGAGATACTTCAAGGAAATACATGTTTGTTTCAGCACCAGGACACCTCAATGATACCGGTGTGGTTTACATGTACACCTGGGGCATCGGGGCAGACGGTTCTACGTACGACACATGGACAAAAGATCTACAAATAAATGCTCCTGCAGGTGGGTCCGGACAGAGGTTCGGACACAGGCTAGAAGCCAACGACAATGGAGACATATTAGCAGTAAGTTCACTCGCGCCAGGCAATGCTGGCAAGGTTGAAATATTTGTGAGAACGTCGCAATCAAATGACGACAGCACAATAAATTCGTTTTCACATGTGCAAACATTGACAGGTGTGGTATCTGATGGTTCAACGTTGAACATATCTTTTGGTGATTCAATTGCAATGAGCAAGGATGGCACAACATTGGTAATAGGTGCACCGGGAGTGTCTGCAACAGATCAGCCAGACGCAGGTGCGGTATACATTTACAAATGGAACAGGGATGGATCTACAAACACTTATACTTTAGATCAAACTATCAATGAACCCGGAGATGTTTCAAACGCAAACTTTGGAAGTTCTGTGTCTATAAATCAATCAGGCACTAGATTGGTAATCGGTGCATCCAAGTCAGCGAGTCCGAGGATGATGAAGTTCGATCTTGGTGAGACAACATTTGACCTGCAGGACACCAATATCGTTGACTTGAATATCGGTTCAGGGGCAAGTTACACCGCTACAAAATACAACACAAAATTTGTTTTGGACGATAGGTTGATTTCCAACTATGTTTCATCGAATGACGATTTCGGTAGGGGTGTTTGTATCATAGATAACAATGTTTTCGTTGGTGCACCACAAGACGAAGGGAACACAGGACTCACAGACGATGGATCTGTGTATGCATATGATCTTACGGTTTTTGATGAATACGCATGGAAGAACATAGCGACAGAAACTCCATTGGTAGACGTTTCAAAACTTGGTCAGGTTTTTGAATTCAATAACAAGAACAAGCAGATCAGAGATTACTATGATCTTTACGATCCGGTAAAAGGCAGGATCTTAGGTATCGCCGATAGAGAAATAAATGTTAAATCTCCGTGGGATCCAGCGGTGTACAACACTGGCGCGAATGCCAACACAAAAACCCCATGGGCGGAAAATCACATAGGTGAGACATGGTGGGATCTGTCAACAGTCAAATGGCTATGGTACGAGCAAGGATCACAGGAGTTCAAAACCAACAACTGGGGGGACACTTTCCCAGGTTCCAGCATAGACGTTTATGAGTGGACGGAGTCAACAGTGCCGCCTGAGGATTGGAATAGGATTTCAGGAACACAAGGTGGTCAAGAAAGATCTATCTCGGGAACAGCAAACACTGAAAATTACACACAAATACAGAAGTACAATTCACGCCTGGCGACTTTCGTGGATTATTATTACTTCTGGGTGCGTGATAGGGCAACCATTCCTGAGGATGCTGTGGTCAAGAGAAAGAACACCACGGCGTATGTGGCAAATGCCATTAGGAATCCGCAGAACACGGGTATCAAGTATTACTCAGTGACCGATCAAAACAAATTTATAATCAAGGGACTGTATGACCTTGTGAATTCAGACATAGTGTTGAACGTAGACATAAGGAAAACTTCTTTCGATGGAGATGCACATTCTGTATGGAAACTGGTGCGTGAAGGTGATCCAGACTACAGGCCAGGACACCAGATAGAGAGTCGTTGGTGGGATTCACTTTGCGGCAAGAACAGCACGGGCGATTCTGTGCCTGACGCAGAACTGCCATTGAATCAAAAATACGGTAACAGCGTGAGGCCAAGACAAAGTTGGTACGTTGACAGATTTGATGCATTGAAGGAAATAATAGATTACGCCAACTCTGTGTTAAAGAAGAACCAATTGGTGGGCAGAATTAACCTTTCTAACCTTGATGCCAAGGAGGCGGAGCCAACTTCCGCAAGTGGATTGTGGGATGGTCAGGTGGACACATACGCAGAACTAACCTATTTGAACACAGCCGACCTGTCAGGCACTGTAAATTATCTTGTTAAAGCGGACGAGACTGCCAACAACTACTGGGCGATATACCAATGGGATGGCATGGAATGGTCCAGGACAAGAATCCAAACATACAACACCTCCAACTATTGGGGTTACACAGATTGGTACCAAGTGGATAGCAACATGGTACACGATGAGAATACCGTGATTGACAAACAGGTGACATATGAATACGAACTAGATCAACTCGACCTTGAAGTGGGAAAACATGTAAAAGTCACATCTGCAGACACGGGAGGATGGAAACTTTTCATGAAGACCGCGAGCGGTTGGGAAAACGTTGAACAGAGAACGGCACAGTGAGATTGAGCACTAAACTTTACGATTATTCTCAAGATGCAACGGGATACGACGGCGAAGACAATTTCGATGACAACACCTTTGACCAAGAACCGGTCACTGAAACACGTAAAGTTCTCACAGCCTTGAGGGATGACCTGTTCATAGGAGATCTTGCAGTGGAATACAACACACTGTTCTTCACTGGACTGAGAAAGGTGTTGGAGGAACAGACTTATGTTGACTGGATGTTCAAAACCAGTTTCATCACTGCCGTAAACAGGGTAAGACAATTCGATCAAAGGAAAACATACACTACCGGTACAGACGATTGGATAGAGAGTTATATCAATGAGGTCAAACCTTTCCATACCAAATTGCGTGAATACAAGTTAGGATACACAGCGCCGGAGCAACAT